AACAAGAGGAGAGCATTTCTTAGCAACCAAACCAATACCAGTGGTTGACACAAAAGATATAATCGCAAAGATGAAGAAGAAAATGGAAGAGTTTAGAAAACAATGTAAAAATTCGAAAATTGACTTAAGCTCCGTCACCCAGCAATCCAGAATAACATCAGTCAACAACCAATACTACATATATTACTATAGAACCAAGAGATTAATAATGGATAATTATGAGACTATAACCAATGAATACCAATACATTAACAAAATTGAGTCAGTAGAACAAGTATTAATCAACAAAGTTATATGTAAATTATTAAATTATAAGAATATAGGTGTCAATGAATTAAAGGCGATAGTAACCTACATAAATAGAGAGAAACCAGAATGGGATATAATAGAACAAGTCTTACCACTTTTAGCCAATATAATAATGCAAACTGATAAAGCTGAGCATATACTCAAATGTCTATCAATCAATGATAATATAAGAATGATTAATCAATATAAAGAAGCAAAATTAGAAAAAGTGCCTACCAATATTATTCGTGCTATATTCCATGGACAACTCATAACCTACATCAGTATGCATCTTCAGAAAGCCTTGGGTAAGGTTATGAATTTGTTTTTTCACTAAACGCGAATAATATAATTAAATCCCACTATGAGACTGACACCCTCATAGATGGAGTATCTGTGTCAGATAATATAGAAGAACATGCAAAACCTGATTCTTTCTCTGGATATTATCCTCATTACATAAAACCTGACATTAATTATGCATATTATAACACACAAAACATCATAAATCAATTGATTGAGATAAAACGGTTGAACCCAGATGCCCCATATGAAATAAAATTTGACCACAAACAAAGGCCATATGCTGAAGGACGGTTACCAAAATTACTCTTAAAAATAAAAGATAGCGATATAGAAAAATTATCCTTTGAGAAAAATGAAGATTATTACAACAAAATTACCCCTGAAGTAAGCAAATCAGAATTACATGTAAGACAACACTTCATGCAAACCATAAACAATATAAAGGTACGGGACATAACATGTCAATGTAACAACAAACCCATATTCTCAAAAATATTTAGTAATTCAACTATAGATAATGATGCAATGGCCTACTCATCTTGTAAACACACAATTTTTGCAGCAGCAAAAAGACAAATAAAATCGGCACCCACACCAGATGAACAAACCGCACATGACTTCATTAACTATGCCAAAAAGATAATTGATAAAGAGATTGGTGAAGATTTAGATCATTTTGGCTATTCTTTTTCACAATGGTATAATCACTTAACAAAACCGAAACAAGAGCTTATGAATAAAATAACAGAAGCTATACAATATGACAAACCTACAATATTAAGTGAGGCAGACATCAGAAAACTCATAAAATGGCAGGATGACATGATAACTTCAAAAGGAAAAAGAAAATATACGTCAATCAATGCTGAATATAGTGGAATATGTAAAGTGGAGATCCAAACTATAGATGGTAAACCCAGAATGGTTTGTTCAATACCAGATCTAATTAAATTTGTTATGGGAGCAGTTACATGGAAACTAGAAGAAATATGTAGTCACAAGTTAAAAGGGTATTGTGGAGGTAAAAATTTAGATGAAATGTCAGATATGGTAAACCGTTATATATCACAAGGATTCACAAGGGTGGTAGAAGGTGATGGATCAGGATTTGACAACACCCAGGATGTTATGTTAAAAGAAATAGATAGATACATTTATCAACGAGTGGAAAAAGCTGTTTATCACACACAATCGGCCAGTAAATGGAAGGAGTTATTCAGGATATTTTCTCAAGCATATTACAAAACAATGAATATAGAATATGTAGATAAGAATAGTAAAAAGAAGAAGACTATCATGACATACTCAATACTAGGTACTGTATTTTCAGGAGATTGTGATACCACATTAGCAAACACAATACGTATGGCATTATATAATCGTTATACAATGGACAAAGCAGGATTCAGATATGGTCATGATTATATTGCATTCTCAAAGGGAGATGACTTTACAGTTATGTTCAATCCAACCCACATCACTGACAAACAAGTGGAAGATGCATATTGGCGGTATTTCTTAAAGAAACCTGAAGGAGAATACAAACAATATGACAATCGTATTTTTGGATTAGGACAGATATGTAAATTCTTGGAATTTGGACCACCAAATATAATCAAGTTTTGTTCACTCAGAGCATGGTACATCAACAAACAAGAGACCAAAATACGATTAACACGTGATCCAGCAAAATTCTTAACATTAGCAAAATACAGTAGAAAAATGAAGGCAATGAAACCCATAGAAAAATATGCATACTTAATGGATCAGGCATTAGCATTAGAAGTATCATATAAAGGACTGAACTACTTTGACACAATGACTGCATTATATCGTCAGCAAGCTAACATAAGATTGAAACAATATAATCTAACAATACAACATTACTATAAGTATATAGAAAAACAACAGAAAATAAAGGAATCACGAGTTACATTACCCAATGATGAGTACATTGATATGATGTCAGCATTCTACGATACAACTGGAAGAGAGCATGACTACAAAATTAACGGTACTTATTGGCAAACTATGCAGAGAATAGAGCGAGCGGCAAACAAAAAATACACCCAGGATGAACTTGATATAGTCAACACACAGATTAACGCTGAATTTGACCCTGAAGAACTTTGGACTTTGCTGGCCCAACATGAATACTAGCAATAAAACTAAGAACACTAAGAAGAAAATAAACAAGGCGAGAAAAACACGTTTTAGGCGACGTCTACCCAATAATAGAACTAGGAGGGCTAATGTTATCAGAGGTAACAAAATAGCAGCAGCATCAGCAAAAACATTGGCCAAGAAATTCAACATACTCAGACAAAATGGAACTTCAGTGAGAGTAACAGGAAGAGATCTCATATATCCTATACCAGATAATTTAACTGCACCAATACAAAGCACAAACATTATAGCAGTTATACCAGCAAATCCAGCATATTGGACAGGAACTAGAATAGCAGCATTAGCATCAGGATACCAAACATACAGACCAATTAAATTTAAAATCACTTACATACCAATATGCGCTGTTACTCAACAAGGTAATGTCATCGGTGGAACAGTATGGGATGATGGTTTTGACCCAACTAATGTACAGCAATCACTTAGAACATCAAATGGAGGATTTATCACCCAATGCTATGTACCTCATTCAACAACCATCAGACCTAAAGCTAATTTACCATTCAATCTTTATAAGGTAGGAGGAGCATTTAATGATAAAACTAATCCCTTTATATTTATAGCGATGGCTTTAGGCACAGTAAATTCTAACAATCAGAGAATAATACCAGGATATTTTTATGTTACATGGTCATTTGAACTCAAGAATCCTATTGGTAAAGTCAACCAATTCTACAATTCAGGATTGACTCTTTATAGTAATATACAATTGCAGATGAATAATACTCTAGTTAACTTAGCCACAAATACAGATATACCATTTGGAGCTTACATAGATATAGAAAATGATAAAGAACCATACTACAATCAAACATCCATAACCATACAGAACGACACACCAGTGTGGATGTTTAGCTCTGTTACAAAAACCACCACTGCATCAAGAACCAATAAAGAAATTATTACTTACTCATCTTTACAAACATCAAATATTGTAGCATTAACTGCAGCGAGGAATGGATCATCAGGAACATATGTAGATAATTATAGAGGAAACAAAGTCATGATTTATGATAGCGGAGATTACTATACTGTATTAGTACCATATGAAACAAAATTGTCCACAAATCCATCCCCTGCTTTAGTAACCATGAATGTTACCATAAATGATGCAGAACTAGTTTATCTGTCAGAAGATGATTCCCAAATTTTTGGAACTCTACAAGAAGATACTATACTACCTACAAGCATAACCAGTCAAACAGCCACATCTTCTGGCACTTTTTGCTCTACATTTTATGCATCCAAAGATAAATTTGAAATACAAATAGAATCTGGCATTTCAAAGAGCAAAAAGCCCATTGTAAATCAAGTCATGATAAAGACATTACCTAATAAGACTAACCTAAAACAAGAACAACCAGAGAACAATGAATTACCTGAGAATGATAAATCAATTGATGATAACGATGAACAGATACAATTATTACAAGAGCAAATTGAGCAACTTAAATGCAAAAATACCAACAAATAAAACATATATAGTTGATTTTATCTTTCATCTATGCTCACGACACTCTAGTAAATGGCACTGTGCAAGTAGAGCCCTAGGGAACTCACTTATATATTATAAATACTATTTTAATACTATTTAAATTTTTAAAAATATTTTATTATAATTTAAGACTGACCAAGGGTTGGGCACAAAACAAAATAAATTTAAGCTTACAACCGGATCTCAGTCAAGCGATGTGCAACACCTTAAGATTGTACTCGTGTATTGTGAGGCCTAGTCAACTACCCATACACAGGCGACCATAGAGTGAAGCCAGCTGTGAGCTACACACACATATTATTCGCGTGGTGACTTTTGTTGCCAGACCATAAGAAGGGAACGCCCC